ACAAAGCTCGTTGTGTCTCGGTCTTCCACCAATCACCTGACTTTGCGTGTCGCATTTGATCATCACTTAAATTAGAAAGACTGATGAGGGCTGATCGTCTGACCCCACCGACAACCACCACCTCACCAATCTTGCACATTAGGTCGTGACACTCGATAGGATAAAGTTTGCGACCTTTTGCCTTTTTAAATAGCTGTATAGCAAAACGATAAAGATCTACTAAAGGAGCAGGACCACTTGCTCTACCCCCCATAGTCTTTAGCTTTGCCCCTGATGGTCTAACGTCCTCTACATCGAGTACAGGAACTTGCCCAACATATAACATAGCTATTAATTCTCTTAATGCTCTTGCCCATCCTGCTCTTGAATCAGCAACTCTAATAACAGTTGTGCTGTCTTCAAAATGTTCGTTGACGGATGGAAGCTTATTTACATTCTCTCGTTCAACTGAAAACCCTACACCTGTACCACACATAAGTATGTACATACACTCATCAAATGCACGAGGACTATCAACAGGTATGTAACTACAGTTGTATCCACACACGTTGTCTTTGGACAATGCATCTCCTGCTGTCATCATTGCTCTCATTGATGGCATAGTTTTTAATTCAAGTATATGTGCACGTAAAATACTATGTAAGTTCCCATAATCATTCATATTAAAATTAAATTTATTTTTTACGTGGTTTGACATGTAATCCAAATACCTGTCCACTGTTTCTTCCCAAGTTTCTCTTCTGCCCTTTTTCTCATCCCAACGAGCATAGCGAGACTTGTGTATAAAATCTTGATAAGGAGTCGGAAGATTATTTGTCATTTTTCTTAGTCTCCTTTTCAGGTTCTGCTGGCTTGACAAAAAACTTTTGCAACATTTCAAGTTTATCGTGGTAGTCAGCAATTCTACCCAACTCAATCTCAATAACATTCTGTATATCTTGGTGTTCAGGTTCACCTATTCCTGTTGCTCTATTTAACAATACTTCAACGTTAGCTATGTGTTTGTTAATTACCCCGGTTAAATACGATATTTGTGCTTTAACTAATAATTCTCTCATTTTTTCTCCTTTACTAAAAATTTTTCTTCATAGGAACGCCACTAGAGGGGTGTAAATATATGTCCATGTGTGATTGTACCTTAAAAATCACTCTACCTCTCCCTTGCGTTTCATTTCTTTAACAAGACGATCTAAGTACCATTGAGCCTTTTTCAAGTCCTCAATAGGCTTATTCTTGTAACGATATCTCCAAAGGTACTTTAATATGACTCCTTGAAGATAAAATTCATACCCATCACCTGTTGCTGCACTAATTACATCAATGCATTCGATGTTTGAGTTATTATAATGTGGTGGTTGGTTAACCATATCTGTCATTGTTTTTTTCCAAAATCTAATTTTACAACATTGTCCAAAGTTTTTATAGCTTTATCTTTTAATTCTTCAGAAAATGTTTCATCATCATCTATAGACTTACGATATTGTATGCGAGCCATTCCAGCTTCTAATATAGTTCTAAAGTCAACGTCAAACAATTCTAATATTCCTTCCTGTGCAACTGCAGCAGAGCACGGATTCTTATCATCAAATTTACCTGTTGTATCATACGCTGTCAAGGTAAATTCTTCTTGATTTACTTTTGTAAGGATAATGTAATACCTATCAGGTAACAGTGTGTGTTTTTCTATATCAGAAGAATCTTTAACCATTTTTCAACCACTCTCTGGGCACTGACTTATCTGCCCAATCAAATCCGTGTTTACCACACCAATCGGCATATGTTGTCTTACTGCCCTTATATAATTTGTTTTTGTAATTAGCAAACACAAAACGAATATCATAATCAGGGTTTTGTTGTTTTACTAAAATCATTTTCGTTCTGTCTTCTCTCGTAAGCTGACCTTTTGCTTCTATGTATATACCTGTCTCAGGAATATAAAAGTCCGGGGTGTAATGCCGTTCCTTTGGTGTATAAGGTATTCTTATAGTTTCATACTCAAAGTTGCCCCCATCGTTTTTTATCTTTAAGGCAACGAGCTTTTCAAACTGTGATCGATACACTGCCATTATCCGTGAGTCTCCCTTATGTATGATATTCTGTCTGATACTAGTTTTGCCGTCTTGGGGGAATGTTTTTCTAAATGAATTATCTCGGCTTGAAACGGAATAATCGGAAGACATACTATGCACATACTCCTTAGTTTGTTTAATATTTCTTTAAATTGTTTATCAATTAAATCTAGGTCACGTGACTCTGTGCCTGTAGATAAGTATCCTTCTTTTGAATAATCCTCTCTTATAGTTACAGGCATGCCCCTTACAAGATTACGGATATGGACTAAGTGCCTGCCACCACCAACTTGTTTGTGTGTCTCTACATACATACAAGAAACGTGAGGGTTAATTTCTAAAAGTTCATTAGGGTAGTTTTGAGAGTATAAGAGTGGCATTAGATAGCCCTCTGTACATAACGTGTATACCACACTTGAGGTGGTGATTTAGCTTTTGATGTAATTTTACTTTCATAACGAGCATCTTCCCAACAATGTTTTTTGTATTCGCAGAATGTGCATAGTTTCGGCATCATCCTATTCTTTGTGCGTAAGACTTCTCCATCTTGTCTGTATGTTTCCCAATCATCTTTAAACTTGGCTTTTTTAAAGTCAGCTTTTTTAACTGTCTTTATAATGTTGTCAGCCTGTTGCAAAACTCGTTTTCGTTCTTCGCCAAAATCTTCTGGGGATTCTACAACTGCCCACTCACCTGATGATTTGTTTATGACTATCCAACCACCAAACGGCAACCCATAGGATTCTCCGTACAGATGCCCTTGTGTTATGTATCCAAACGCATCGTCTTCTTTGATAGCATCGTAGCCTTTACCAAACTTATTATCAAAGGAATACGGTGAAGCTGATTTAATATCCCATACTTTTTGTACACCATCTTCCTCAATAATAACATCTAATGTTCCCTTTATATCTTCACCGTCAATTTTTAAACTACAGCGTGATTGTTCTTTGACGATGTTTATTCCTGATGATTTCATAATAAGCATAGCTACAGCTTCTATAAGATCACCAAAAAGAAAACGCATAATATCGTTGTATGATCCTTCCTTTGGACAATTTTCTTTTGCCAATATTTGTTGGCATATGGGTCTTCCAATGCTTGACATGCGTAGAGACGGACCACTCTCTCTATTAAACTGTTTTGTTACAGCACTTTCGCAAGCATCTTTAAACTCTCCAATAAGTTTAGGGGAGAGTTTTACTTCCCCCCTATTTGCCTTTTCCAAGAACTCTTGGATGTTAAGCAGCATTAGCATCGAAATCTTTCGCAAGATCTGCATCATTAGATACAGTTGTTTTCAATACCTCATTATACTGTTTCATAACATTAGCATTGGTTGCCGATATAGTATCCTTAAACATCTTTACCAACTCCTTATCATTCTCGGATAAAGCCGTTATTTTTTTATCCTCGGTAGGTGATGGTACAAAAAATGTAACAGAACCTTTTTTCATTTTAGAGGTTGCAAGATTAATTAAAACTTTTTGCATAATCTTTTTCTGTTTCGTCAACCCATTTATGAAATTGTTCATAGGCATAAACCCAGATTTTTTAAAGTAACTAACTACAGGTAATTCGTCCACCTGTACTTCATTACCATCTGCATCTTTCATTTTAGCCGAAACCACACCATACAATACTTGGTTACAGGTAACGGCTTTCGATGTAAGTAAACGTGGATCATCTTCAGCTAATGCTTCAGCATCAGTCTTATCTAAACGTCCACACTTATTTCCACCTGCAGTATCTGGAAAGTCTCCTGCAAGTGTGGGTTTTTGTACAGAATTAGAAACAGGTTGCCCTTCATCAGCATCCCACAACGACCACATAAATGTTCGCCAGAATACACGGAATTTTACCGATGGTGCGTACAGATAGCCACCATTATGGTAGACTCGCCAATCCCCTTTCTTTAGGGTTTTGCCTTCATCTGTTTCTGTTTCGTAGTTGATAGCTAACTTTGATAATTCGTTTTTAGCCGTATCAACATCCTGTCCTGTTAAACTCATTAACAATGCGTCATCGTCACTGTCAATGGCTGCAACCATATTATCAAGTTGGTTGTCTATTGTCGCAAGATTGTTTTCTATTTTAAATTCTCCTATTATATAGATAGCGATAAATTTATTTTAAGGGATAAACCTGCTTCGTGTCAAGCCAATTTTTACCTTTTTTTATTTCAATGCCAACAGGCATTAAGTAATTGATATTGTAACGTTTTTTTAAATCATCAGCAACTTCCAACATGCAAGACTTTAAGATGTGTACAACTGTATCCTCTTCATCTGGGTGACAATCCACAACAATTGAGTCGTGTACAGTATTACAAATTACAGACTTGTAGTGCCGTAGTTCTTTATCTAAACGGACAAGACAAATGGGCAAAATATCAGCCGTTGCAAAACCTTGAACAGGGTAGTTGCATATGGATGTACGATTTGTAGCTGTGCCCCAACGTGTCCACTGTGTATCTGGAAAACAATACTTTCGACCTGATGGCAACACAATGGCTTTCTTCTCTACAGCATCTCGTTGCAAAACATCATGCCACTGTGTAATCTCATTATACTTTTCCTTAAATGCACGATAATATTTCTGTTGTTCTGGTGTTCCTGTAGTTCCACCATACAATGGTTTAAATGTGTGTCCTTTAGCTGTCTGCCTATCACAACCAATTATAGATGCTGTGTATGAGTGTACATCTGTACCTTCATTCACATCCCTAAAAACCTGTTTATCTTGTGCCAAAAATCCTGCAACACGAAACTCCAACTGTGAATAGTCACCCTCAATGATTGAACCATTTTCAAAACGGCTTTCGACCACCTTGCGAATACGAAACGTAGATCCACGTGGCATGTTCTGAAAATTTGGGTTTCTCGATGATAAACGACCTGTAGCAGTAATGCACTGCATAAACTCAGGATGTATGAAATTATTCTCGTCAACATTGTTCTCCATTCCTTCTACAAATGTACTTAAATATGTTCGTAATGCTGAGTAACGTACATACAACGTTACAAACTCTTTTGCGTCACCTTTTAAGTTCGGCAACATATCTTCTAATGTTGTCTTAT